CTTTCAACGTTCGTATCAAGAAGGAGTTGGAAGACCGCCTCCCCTCCAACTGCGATTGCCTAACCCTTAACTCCCTCGGCCATCGTGCATGGGGCAGCTTCATCGGCAGTCGTGCTAAAGTTGACAGGAAAAAATCTTACAATATTCTAACCGAGTGTATAAAAGCTCGTCCGGAGTCGGAACAGAAAATCCTCTGGGACGAGTTCGCCGAAACCTTAAAGGTAATAGGGCAGGCCAAAACCGCAGGCTACGTACCTGTTGGTGCGGTTTCCGTCGGAAAAACTCTCATCACCGAAGACGAATTCTTCTCCACGCGCGAGACAATCCTCGAGGATGAGTCGGAGGAAATAATCAACGAAGTCCTGATCGAGTCCATCCGCCAGTCCTACACCGGCAACATCGATTTCGATGATCAAATATACATGGCCGCCTGCTTCCCCGTATCATTTCCCCGATACCCTCTCGTTCTACTCGACGAGGCGCAGGACATGTCACCCATCAACCACAAGATGATAGAGAAACTCAACCCCAAACGCCTCATTGCAGTCGGCGACTCCGCCCAAGCCATCTACGGTTTCCGAGGCGCAACGTCCGACTCCATGGATCGATTGAAAAAGAAATACGATATGGAGTCCCTCCCTCTTACCATATCGTTCCGTTGTCCACGCTCGGTGGTCAAGGAGGCTCACTCTCGCTGCCCAGAAATGCGGTGGCCGGAGTGGGCTTCCGACGGCGAAGTAAGTTTAGTTAAGGAGTGGACGGCATCAGACCTACCCGACAACGCAGTCATTCTATGCCGCAACAACGCACCCCTCTACGGCATAGCAATCAAGCTATTCCAAGACGGACGACGCGCAGAGATAGTTGGCAATAACATATCATCGGGCCTGCTTAAAGTAATGAAGTCCCTCGGTAAGAGTGACATAAGTTCCGACCTCGCCCTCGCCGCACTTGATGATTGGAAGGAAGCCGCGATGAAAAAATCCCGTAATCATTCCGGAGTCTACGACCGCTACCACTGCATGCGAGTCTTCCTTGAAAACGCCGACACACTCCACGGCGCAATCATGTACATGGAAAAAATATTCTCGCAGGATTCCTCCATCAAACTTATGACCGGCCACAAGTCCAAGGGCCTCGAGTTCCCTCACGTCTACATTATGGACCGCGACCTAATTCTAACGGAAAAACATCAGGAGGAACGCAACCTTCTATACGTCATGCAAACCCGCGCGACGGAAACCTTAACGTACTGCACAAGTGAACGTTACCAAACAGACATTCCCGAAATTGAAAAGGAGGCAGTGGCATGACCTTAATGGATGACCATAAACTGCAACGGATCGGCATGATGGATGTTGCAGAGACAATTAATTTCAAAGCAACTCCATATAAGTTGAAAAAATTTCCGCCAAAATTAACATGGCTTTGCAATTTTCTTTGGAAAATTCTTAGAAAACTTAAGGCCCTCGAACCTTATATCCATGAGTACACAACTTGGACATATATCCCAGCTTCGCATCCATCATTGCAAAATGAAATAAGTAATGTACTTACTACTGCAATTCGTTACAATGAAAGTAATGATTTAATAATTCTTGTAGGAGGAGATACCTTTAAGGAACTTACACAGTCGCCTGTGTTTAACCAAATCTTCAATTTCCGCAGCGTCAATATGAAAGGTATTAAAAATCCATTTGAGGTAGGAACTTGTTATTCGTATCCAATAAGAGTAATTCCTTGGATGAAAGGAATCATCGCTTTACCAAAGGAGGCATTAAAATGATCAACACTTACCGCTACGCCCTCCGCCACAATGAAACCGGAAACATATTCTGCCTTAAACAATACGGAGGAACTAAACTTTCCTATTGGGAAGGCGAAGAATGCGAAGGAGAGATAAAACTATACGCTACAAAAAGATCAGCAAATTTAGCAATTATTCAATGGGCAAGAGGTCACCATAAAAATAAATGGGAAGCAGCTGAATATCCTTTCGATGATGGATATACAGTACACGAAGTAACCCCCGTTGAAGGCCGCAATCGCAATCAGCTTTCGGTCGTAACTCTAAGGCTCATTGAAATCTTAAACCCCAAGCATGCGAACCATACCGATCCAAATCAAACATAACCATACCCTAACTGGAAAAAAGTTCTTGCAAACCCCAACCAGTCAGCGTATAATCAAACCGCATTCCGCACTAATTACGGCGATTGTCACGGTTTGAAGTACCACAAACTCTATCGAGACAATCGCCACTTACTTTAAAGGAGAAGCCAATCATGGCAGAAGAAACACCGACCACCGCCCAGATCAATATCAAAGGCAAAGGAGACGAATACAAGGACAAATCCATCACGTTCGAATTCCCATTGAAATTTGCCGAGGGCCATACCTGCACGGCAGCCGAGGCCAAAGCCCTCAACCAAACAATGAAAGAAAACCTGTCCAACCAATTCCGGGCGCGCGCGCAAGCATGCATTGCCGGAGAGGAGGACGCCCTTTCTGAAAAAGAACTTCAAAAAGAATTTAACGCACGTGCAGGCGAATACGAATTCACACTATCCAACGCAGGCGGCGGACGCTCAGCCCTATCTCCAATCGAGAAGGCAGCGAAGAAAATCGCCATGCAGGTTGTTGGCAACAAACTCGCGGAGGAAGGCATCACCAAGAAAGCATACTTCGAGGCCGACGAAGCCAACAAAGAGAAGTACGCTGAGAACGTTGCCAAGCTTATGGAGAATGAAAAAGTTCTCGCCCTTGCTAAGAAACGTGTAGAAAGCGAGGAAAAAGAACTCGAAGCTTTGGGACTCTAAGCCGCCACTGAGTCCTAAACGGGACGGTGAGTTAGGTCTCTTACTACCTCACAAGCTGAACTTACCGTCCCACCCTTTACCTTTTAACGAAAGCCAGCAAGAAATGTTTCCCTTCCTTACCAAAATAGTAGGCAATAAATTCCGAGGCATCGATGCAAAGATTGCCATTACTAAACTCAACGTCGGTGAAGAACTCACCTACGAACGCGAGCCCGCCAACAAATACGACCCAAACGCAGTTGCCGTTTACAACAGCGAAGCTATTATGCTCGGCTACGTTCCAGCCAAAGACGCAGTAATTATCAACACTCCAGACACTCCCATCCCTGACAATCTAAAACTAACTGTCGAGCACGTCGATGGGAAATCTATCTCAATCCTATTCTCCGAGGAAGAATAAATGGGTCGATCGTCCGAAGTTCTTGAACGTGAACTAGAACTAATGGATGCGCTGGAACAAGCTTTAAAATCCGAGGCCGGTATTGAAATAGAAACTGATAATATCGACAGGCTCAAAGCTGACCTAAACCGTATTCGAAAAGACGATCGACGCTATGCCTCACTAACCTTCATCACCCCGCCCGAGGACGGACAAACAAAACTATGGATCATGCACAAAGATGTCTAATAACCTAAAGAAACATACACTCAATCTACGAGAAGGCGACTTCGACGAGATCGCAGATCGTTTCGAAAACGTCGGTGCATCCCTCGTAATTCGCCGCATCGTGTCGAACTTCGTGGACAACCTTCGAAGTGGAGACAAGCAAGCGGCCTTTAATATCTCGGAGGAGGAAGAAGCATAGTGGATCGAAGAAAATTTATGAAATCAGCTGCTGCAGCTGTAGCCAGTGCTGCTGTTCCTTTGCCTGCGTTGGGAAATTCTACAGAAGTTAGAGATCCATTGATTGTTACTCTTAGCACCCCAATCACTTCAGGTGAAATAGCTGCATATGGATATCTTAAAGAATACGAAACAAATATACTTAAAAAATTTGTAGTTAAAGAGCATTTCTTAAGATACAAACAGAAAAGGACTACAGAATGAGCACAGACATAGCCGACCTAATGTCCCGTGACCCCCTGAAACTTACGAAGGATGATCGCCGGGAGATAATCAAAGCAATGCGCGCTGCCCGACACACTTTCAATTCCGGGGTAGTTTCCGCAGGCGCCAAGAAGAACGTCAAAGAAAACAAAGAGATGAAAGAAATTCGTGAGTCATTCGGGGATATAAAGCTATGACCGAACTTTCATCATTCGATTCCTCCGGCATTCAAGTCGCGTGGGATGCAACCTCCATTAAATCATGGCAGACTTGCCCCCGCTATTACTACTACAAACACGTCGGCGGCTGGCAGCCAAAGCGTCCATCGGTCCACCTCTGGTTCGGGGGCCTATACGCCAGTGCCCTTGAGTCTTATCATAAACATCGCGCCGACGGTATGGATTACGAGGACGCTGTTGACGCAATTCTTGATGAAACCCTCCAAGCTTCTTGGGACAAAGAAGAAGGGTGTCCCATCGATTACGATGATCCAAATAAGAACCGCCACACCCTCATCCGAACCATCATCTGGTATCTAGAGGAATTCAAAAACGACAGCATGGCAACCCACATTCTTCCGGGAGGAAAACCCGGCATTGAGCTTTCCTTCGCCATGCCGGTTGATAACGATATAATATTCTGCGGCCACATGGACCGCATAGTGGAGTACTCCGGCGAACTTCTAGGGCAGGATCAAAAGACAACCAAGTCCGCCCTAAGTTCTATGTATTTCAGCCAGTTCGATCTCGACGACCAGATGTCAATGTACACATTTGTGACCAACTTCAGTTACAACATTCCCGTCAAAGGAATGGCCATCGACGCCGCGCAAATCCTCGTTGGCAGTTCCCGCTTCGGCCGAGTCGTTACGCAACGGACCGAAGAACAGCTGAATGAATGGTATGACAACACTATATATACAATCACACAAGCGCAGAACATGATCGAAGCCGATAAGTTCCCGATGAACCTAACCGCATGCAGTAAATACGGCGGATGTGAATTTCGTGGCGTGTGCAGTAAATCCCAAAGCGTCCGCAAGAATTTCCTCGTAGGAGATTTCAAACAAGAGCCACGTTGGGACCCAATCCAAAGGAGATAATAATGGGACTTTTAGGAAAAGTTTTGTATAAAATAACTGCGACCGGGGAACTGGTTTGGACCGACGTTGAAATTAAAGGGGCTGTAACTAGTACAAACCCTGAAGACTTCGGTCTTGCCCCATACACGGAAATACTCCTTGTAATTCAAAACTTTCAAGCAGGCTCAGTTTATGTTAAAGGAGTCCTCAATGCCCAGTCTTGAAGATCACTCCTCCAGCAAATTCGTTAAGCTTCTTTACATCGGCGACAGCGGCAGTGGCAAAACCGGTTCTCTCACCAGCCTGGTTGCCGCCGGTTACAAGCTTCGCATCCTCGATCTCGATAACGGACTCGACGCCCTTCGAAGCCACGCCAGTCAAGAGTGTCCCGACAAATTAAAGAACGTGGATTTCGAAACACGCCGCGACGAGTACACTTCATCAAACCAAGGTCCAGTTATAATGCGGCCAACCGCTTACGTCGAGTCTGTTAAACTTCTTGACGAGTGGACGGATGAAACTAAACCGAAAGAGTGGGGCGAGGATACCATCTTCGTGCTCGACTCCTTGTCTGCGTTGGGCGCCGCAGCTTATGCATGGGCCGATCGACAAAATCCCTCCGCCAAAGACAAACGCCAAATCTATCATACAGCACAGCAGTCAATAGTGAAAATACTCGACGCCCTTTCCTCTCCCAATTTCGAGTGCAATGTCATAGTAATATCTCACGTGCTTTTAAAAGATTTTCAGGAAGGTTTAGTCAAAGGCTACGTTAACTCAATCGGCAGCGCAATCGGCCCAACCATTCCAAAATTCTTTAACACCCTCGTCCTAGCAGAAAGCATAGGATCAGGTAAGAATGTCAAGAGGTGCATTAAAACAATGCCCACTGGCATCATCGACCTAAAGAACCCCGCGTCCTTTAAGATCGATGCTGAGCTTCCCCTTGAAACGGGGATGGCAACTTTGTTCGAACAGCTAAAGGAGATTTAAAAGCATGTTCCAAGACGCATTAGAAATGAAAGCCTCTGACGTTGAGAAGCCGCCGCTTCCCCCTTTGGGAACATATCGCTTCCAGGTGTCAAGTCCGCCAACTTTCAAGACAACGGACAACGGAGAGTATGAAATCATCAACTTTCCAGTCACCGCTGAAGAGGCCATGGACGACGTTAACGATGCCGAACTCAAAGAATTCGGTGACGTAAGCGGCGTTCGTAACAGGGTATCATTCATCTGTCCCACCGACGAAGAAAAGAAAGCTGATCAGGAGAATACACTCTATCGCCTGAAAACTTTCCTCGTCGAACATTGCGGGATGGATGAAAAGAAATCCCTTAAGCAGTTGATCGATGAAGCTCACGGCGCAGTGTTCCTTGGAACAATCGCCCATCGACCAAACAAAAACAATCCGGAAGAGATGTTTGCGGAAATCCGTGGGACAGCTCCCATTAGTTAAACACTAATCTGTCTTTCGGATGGGCACGGCAGTGCTCTCTTCACAAACGCCATAGCTGCCGTGTCCACTTTTTAATGGAGACTTCTTAATGCCCTCGTCTGAATTTGAACTAATTCCCGTCAATGAAATCTGGCTTGACCGAGACGAACGTCAACGCAAGGAATTCACCACCGAGGATCTCGAGGATTCTATTCGTGAACGCGGCCTCATCAATCCTATTCTCGTCCAGCGTGAAGACAAGAAACTTATAGCAGGCGAACGTCGATGGACCGCCTGCAAGAACCTTGGGTGGATGGATATACCTGTCCATTACACCGACGAGATCGATCCCCAAATCCTAACCCTCATTGAGCTGGAAGAGAACGTCAAGCGCAAAGACCTTACGTGGCAAGAAGAAACCGAGGCCGTTGCTAAGTTCCACGACATGCAACGGGAAATTAATGGCGAGGACTGGTCCCTTGAGAAAACCGCCGAGTCCCTAAATTCATCCTACACCCATGTGCAGCGCCGCGTTGCTGTCGCGAAAGAACTCCGCCGAGGAAATCTAACCGTCGCGAGTGTGGATAGATTCTCCAAAGCGGAGGGCCTCGTCCGCCGTGCTGAGGAACGCGCGAAGCAATCCAAACTCGACGTCGTTGATAAAGTAACTGCATCGCCCACACCAATATCCATAGAGGAAATCGAGGAACAAGCGGAGCCAATTATTCAACGCGAGGCTCCGTTGATCAACATCGATTTCAAAGACTGGCTTAAAACCAACAAACAGAAATTCAACTTTATCCACTGCGATTTCCCCTACGGAATTGACGCCGACCGTATTCAACAAGGCGGCGCAGTCAATGAACACGGAAGTTACGCTGACAGCGAGGACGTCTACTTCGATCTATTGAAAACATTCTCCGACAACCTTGATAAGTTTGTTGCAGACTCTGCTCATCTTATGTTCTGGTTCAGTCCTAAATTCTATCAAGAAACTTTCAGATCGCTAAATAAATTATGGACCGTCGATCCCTTCCCTCTCATTTGGTTCCGCAGCGACAATAAAGGAATGCTCCCCGACCCCGAACGCGGCCCCCGACGAGTCTACGAAATGGCATTTATGGCTTCTCGAGGTGACCGAAAGATTGTCCGCGCTAAGGCCAACGTTGCTGCCGCAGCTACCACTAAAGAAATCCATCCCTCCGAGAAACCGCGCGACATGCTTCGCCACTTCCTCCCTATGTTCATAGATGAAAACTCTTTCATGCTTGACCCAACTTGCGGCAGCGCCAACGCTGTAAGGGTCGCTGAGGAACTAGGCGCCAAGCTAGCTGTCGGCCTCGAACGCGACGAGGAATTCTACAACAAAGCCAAGGAGAATTATTATGACTAACGCAAAAGAACTAACCGACGAGCGCCATAACACCCACGGCGATTGGCTGGAACAATCCATGACAGCCCAGATGCTTAAGGCAACTGTCCACGCCAGACTTAAGAACGTCAACAAGAAACTTCCTTCAGCGCAGGCGGAAGCCCTCGACATGATCTGCGTAAAGATATCCCGCATCATTAACGGGAATGAAACCGAGCCCGATCACTGGGATGACATTATAGGCTACGCGCATCTGGGAAAGCCTAAAGGAATTAATGGAACGTTAGGTCACGAAGGTAAGATAGCAAAACCTAATTTTGAAAAGGAATTAAAAGACGCAACAGAGGTTTCAATTCAAGAAACAGATATTAAGGATCACAAGAAATGAGCCGCCCTATCCTTTGCGTTGACTTCGACGGAGTAATCCACAGCTACACTTCCCACTTCCGCGACATCGATCACGTTGCCGATCCTCCAGTTCCCGGAGCTATCGAATTCCTCTATGAGGCTAACAAACATTTCGAGGTCCATATCTTTTCTTCCCGCTCTCGAGAGCAACGCGGCATTGATGCCATGAAAGATTATATTAAAATGCAGGCAGACTACATCGCCGCATTCGAGGATACAATTGGCGACAAGAAACTTGAGTGGCTTAATGATCTTAAATGGCCAACGGAGAAACCGCCAGCCATGATAACCCTCGACGATCGTGCCATTACATTTACAGGTGAATGGCCTGACATGGAAACCCTCAAGAATTTTAAGCCGTGGAATAAGCAGTGAGCGAATACGATATAGTAGTAGTCGGCGAGGCTTGGGGTGAACAGGAAGCCTTAGCTCGTGAAGCTTTCGTCGGCCCGAGTGGAAAATTCCTTAAGGCCATGATGCGTCAGGTAGGATTTGATCTTGACGCCTGCTTCTTCACAAATGTATTCAATCTCCAGCCGCGTCCAACGAATGACATATCAAATTTGTGCGGGACTAAAGCCGAAGGTATTCCAGCTTTTCCCGCAATCAAATCAGGCAAATACATAAAGCGCGAGTACTTCCCCGAAATGGAACGACTCTACGCCGAGCTTGATGCAATCAAACCCAATGTTATAATTGCTCTAGGCGCGACAGCCGTGTGGGCTTTATGCGGAACCACAGGCATTCGTAACATCCGGGGCGCACCGTTGCAGGGATATGGCGGGTTTAAAGTCCTCCCCACATATCATCCTGCGGCGGTGCTTCGTCAATACAATCTCCGCGCAGTCGTCCTACCAGATCTATCTAAAGCCTTGCGGGAAAGTCAAAGCCCTGAGATAATCCGGCCTTCACGTGAGCTTTGGTTGGAACCCACGCTAGCCGATCGTGACTGGGAAAC